GTCGAGTTTTCTGGCGAGCCTCTTCGTGTTGATTTTGTCACCAAGGTCACGAATGACTTTCCATGAAGGGCCTATAATTTTTTTTTCAAGCAGAAGACGGCATACGAGATTCCTCTACGTCTCGTGGGCTCGGAGATGTGTATAAGAGACAGTTACACAGGCGAGTATATTTGCCCGAACTGCGGGGCGTCGATTTATGTCGGCGGTCTTAATGAATTTGATTCTGTTTATTGCGGTTGCTGCCGCTCTATTTTTAAGTGCGTTGCCAAGGGGTTGCAGGTATGGAGCTGTGAGACATGCGGCCTAAACGATGAAACTTGTAGCCATTGTAACGAATGCGACGACAAAAATAAATGGGTGCCGAAGGCAACACAGATGTCAGGCGCTGACAATATGCATAAAAGCCAGACAATCAACGATGATTACAGGCCGGAATCTTTAGTCTCGAAACGTAAAACAGAAATTGAAGAAATAGTGTCAGCCCACTGGAATTACGTTGAAAAATTAATACGGTCAGGTGCAGACACGACCAGGCTATTTACGTTTGAAGATGTTATGGCAATGCGCAAATGGGATTACACCAGCGCGGCAACACATTTTTATGGACATGGTTGGGAAGATGGTGAAAAGGCGTTTGCTGAAAAAACACTCAATCGTTTGAAAGGGGCGTGATGTTGCATTTTACATGGTATCAGGAAGAAGCGTATAAAACATGCACATCTGAATGTTATTCAGATGCGTACCTTGATCTGGGCTATCTGTCAGAGGTCGGAGAATTGGCCGGGAAGTTCGCAAAGCTGGTTAGGGGTGATACGGTATCAGATGATGATATAAAGCATGAGATCGGTGATGTTGCGTTTATGATTGCCGTTAAAGCAAGGCTGCACGGCGTAAAGATGATCTTAGATGATGCATCCTTGCCCTGGCGCATTGTAAATATACAAGAGGCGATACAGAACCTTGCTGATGCAAGCTTTAAGAACATGGAATTCATCTTTGATTTTCAATATTTAAAGGATTTTTGTGAGTATCTTGGCTTTGATTTTATAGAAGTTTTAAAAATGAACAATGAAAAGCTGGCATCCAGACAAGCGCGTGGAGTCATCAAAGGGAATGGTGATAATAGATGAAATATAAAGACAAAATATTAATCATGGCGCTTCGGTATGCTATTGAAGAAAGTGACGCTTTTTATGAAACGTGGATGCCGATTATAAACCTGGAATCATGAAAAGGAGTTGGAAATGTCTTTTGATAAAAAACAATTTGAAGCGTTGATCGCAGAGACATTGAAGGAAATCAACATGTATTCACCTGCTGCCGTAAATTTGTTGATGGGGACGGCTTCCCAGGAATCGCATTTTGGAACATATTTAAGACAGATAGAAGGGCCGGCGCTTGGAATCTTCCAGATGGAACCGGCAACACACGATGATATTTGGAAAAATTATATTGGATATCGACAGAAGATATCAGAGACAATTTTAAAATTGTCTCACCGGCGGATATTGCCTTCTGCAAGGGATATGGTCTTTAATCTTAAATATGCAATAGCAATGGCAAGGGTGCATTACAGACGGGCCCCAGAAAAATTACCTGAAGCAGATGATATAAGCGGGCTTGGAATATACTGGAAGAAATATTATAACACGGACGAAGGGAAAGGAACTGTCGTCCATTTTGTCAAAAATTATCACAAGTTTATTGAAAGGAGGACAGCATAAAACAACCGCGCAGATGCGATAAAAAAAGTCGGATGATGCTTTTAAATGTGTTTTGGGGGTCTTCATTTGACCAGGCCGTATTTTATCCATGGCCATGGAACATAACCAGTAGATCGGCAATAGTAAAGAAATGCTTTACAACTTACAAACAGCCCGTAGCCCGGATGGGGTTCCGGCGTGGACAGAGAGGATAAAATCATGAAAATAAATTATTGGGACTGTGAATTTTGTAATGCCAGCCATGAAAATTTTGGAACTGATGACGAACCAGACTTTGAATATGTCTATGGTTGTGACCATCCCAATGGGACGGGAAGCTGTCGTCTCGATAATAAATGGGACGATGATGAAGACGATTGTGGATTACTAAATAAAAAGCAAAATACGACAAAGGAGAAGAAATGAAGTTTTCAGAATCAATGCATGCAGAACGAAAAGCACAGAGGATCACGCTAAGGGATTTATCCAAAAAGACCGGTATTGATTTTTACAGATTGGCTGATTTTGATTTTGGGAGAACAGAACCCTGCTTGATTGACAAAGATCTTATTTGTTCTGCCCTTGGTATTTACTTTCAGGATTGCTCGCTTAGTTAAGCAAAGAAGGAGAATGCGAGAGAATACCATAAAAATAAGCCCCCAGTTGATAGCCGGGGGCTTACCTTATGCTCATATTCGATCACGATGCTTTTTTATAGACCGGCCCAGGCGCTTGATGCGTCGATACACATTCGGCAGGGTGATAAAAATCAACGTCAAAACACCGATAATTAGAGCGACACGACTCGAAATGCATTGGCATCGCTCGACAGAGAACCAACACCCGATACTGACTACATAACTCCAGATATCTACCCACCACCCTCTAAGATAACTCATGTTAAAACCTCTACTTTTTAAGAGTTTGTTTTATGGAACAGGATAATTCGCAGAATATCCCCAATAATCATAACAAACAGTCAACAGCGCAGGTTCGGCCAATCCGTTCGAGCTCGGTGCTATTGCTGAGACTTTTAAATATAGATAGGCTTTATCTTCATTGATATTTGCAGTCGGTATTGTCAAATCTGAGCCGGTGTTGTATGCAATGTGCTCGGTTGTCCCTGCATCGAGATACGTCCGCTCGCTTGTCAATGTGCCGTCAGGTGTTGCGTTAGAAACATCGTCGCCGATATCAAGAAATAAATACTCCATTTGCCATTTTACTTTTTTACCGCTCTGGTCTGTGTCCTGAGACTTAGTCCAATTCAGGTTGAAGCCTAAATCTGTTCCGGAAACGTAATTAATCGGCCTGAAGTATTTGAACGTCAAAAAATCATTGTCAACAGTCATCTGCTGCGCGATCGTAAAAGGGAACTCCAGCAGTGTAGGCGCTCCGACCCCCACATTTTTAGCCTGTGCCGACGGAGTCCGGACGCAGTATGTTTTTGTTTGATAGACTTCGCTCGCCCATAGTCCCATTATATTTTGACCTCTATTTTTATTTCCCCTGTTATTGATACGCCCCGGATGCCAGAAACCGCACCGATTATGACATCGTCAACAGTGCCTGTAACTTCGCCCTTCGGCCAATCTTTCCACACTGGATTCCCGGCCTTCACGGCGGAGTCCAACGATGTTGTGGTTTGGATTTTGCCGGTGCCTGCCCCTGCGATAACTCTGCATGTTATTTTGGCCCCAGACAAACCGAGCGGCGGGATGAAAATCGTATCCCCGGTGGCGCCGTGCTGGATAGTTTCCGCATACTCATAGTTGTCTTGCCATGATTTTCGCCGTGCCAATTGTGTAACTGCCATATAACACCTCCTATGTTGTTAATTTTTAATCAGCGGTTTAAATGGTTCCGCTCCAGGATTAGCACAAATCCTAAGATAATTTACTTTCAAGTCCGTGTATTGGGCCTGTATCCTCACACCTGTTATATATTCAAGGCCTAACGACGAATAAGGTTCTCCTGCCAAATCGATAGACATTCCGTTTTCAACAAGTAGGATGTCCTCCCACGTCCCAGGGACTTTAGATTTAGCTATTTTTAGGTGAGTACGTGCACTACCCGAACCAAAATACCCATATATTATCACGCCGCAATACGGGGATGTTGGCGAAACATCGTCACTGAAATCTACGTCTGCTATCCCGACGTGGATTGTCACATCAGCGTGGTCCCACAGGCCTTGAGTTGTGCCGTAGTCACGCGCAGAAACATCATAGAGCCAGAAAAAGCCAAGCTTACCCCGGACGTCTATATAAAATTGATCCCACGAGGTTTCAAAACTCTCTCGCTCATCAAAGGTTGAATATGGGTCAAATGGCTCATGTGGCGCACCTGGCTCTGCCGTTCTCCCTGGCCAGTTATAATCGAAAGCCTTGTCAGTAAACAATTCGACAAAACCGCAACAGGACCGGGGATTGTCTTTAAACCCGATAACTTTAGGATCTGAAAATGATTGGTCGATGAACATCACAAGCACCTCATCATCATCAGCAAACGCCCCGGCATTGCATGACATGTATTCAACCGGCACATCTGTTAAAACAGTGGATCGATTGATATCAAGGGTCTGCTGGCTGGATGACACGGCATCAAGAGTAACCGTTGCCGTGTCATCTTCATTGTTAATATTAGATATCGTGCCGTGCCTAAAAGTTGGTTTCCATTTCTGCCAACTCGGGAACATTGCGAAATTATAGATGGCCTGGGCCACACCAAGTGAGATTGTCGGGGATAACTGTGCATCTCGCCCCTGGTCCCATACCGCGTTTCCTTCATATCCGGGTTGCACTTGCAGTATCCCGCGCTCTCCTGGGACTTCGATAGTCCCTATTGATCCAGCCAAGTCCGTTGTTAAATCAGCGCACCAAGCTTGCGCATTTAGGTCAGCAGGCATGTTAGTCTCAAGATACTCTTTGTTCTTTTCGAGGGCAGTAATCTGCAACTCTATGCCATTTACAGTTGTAATAAAAACCTGTAGTTCCACGTTTAACTCATTCGCTTCATTCGCAGCAGTTTCATACGCCGCGTAATTTTCATCAATTAACGCCTGGGTATCATCTATATTTGTCTGGGTGTCGGCAATTTCGACTTGCTTGTCGGCAATTTCCTCTTGCTTTATTTCAATGAGAGTTTCGTTTAGCTCGGGGTTTTTTTGCAGTTCGATTAATTGCAATTCGAGCGTTATCAACTCGGACGTTAAAACCACTATCTGATCGTTATACGCCGCAAAATCAATGTATAGTTCGGCAAGCGTGTCAGCGATCAAATTGGCTTCAACAATCTTTGCATCTACCAATGATTGTTGCCCATCTACGTCAAGTTCTGCGTCGGATGATTCGTCCGTCAACGCTGTTATTTTAGCGTCCAGGTCGGCAAGCGTGGCGGTATAACGGTCACGGTTATACCGAATTTGCACATTATACAGGCCATCTCCTGCATGACTTATGATATCTGCTTTGCCCATTATGATTCGCTCACTTCCATCTGTGTTTCGATCCCTCCAGTTTTCGCCTTGACATAATAGCTAATCACATTTGCGACATAAGTATCAGTCTCAACGGTTACGGTGTCGCCGGGGTTGAGTTCAACCTCCGGCTCCGCGAACCGGTACCGGATCTCACCATTGATTGAATTTTTATAGGTTTGCCCAGTTAATGTGATGGCCTTTGCGGTATATGTCTTTTGCTTGTGACCCGTTAAAGTTATCGAGATGTTTGTAGTTCCCTGATCAATCCTGATGTCTTCAAGATTTGCTTGGATGATTGTTTTCCGCTGCGTCCAAATGTCGCCTGTTTTGTATGCTGCATCAACTTTCAACAAACCGTTTGGCCTGGCATTGATGGCCGCTGCCTGATCCATTCCGGGAATCACAACGGATAGGTACGTGGGATCTCCGGATCTCAGCCGGGCCTGGAAACTGGATATGGGAATCTCGATATCCGTTGTGCCGTCAGCATCGCCGGTCAGTGTGAAAATATAATAGAGAAACGGGGCTTTGTTGGGATTTTGGGTAAATGTTAGAGTTACATCCTGTCCGGTAATAGCGTATGATCCAGCCCCCGCACCGACTTTTTTATTATGCAAGAGATCGACCGGTTGCCCTGAAATAGTGTAGCTGCCGGGCTCTAATATCTGCGTGTGGATAAGATCAATATCCCGGCCGGTAATTGCATAAGACCCCGGTTCTACCGGCAACACGCGGTTATGCAATAAATCAACATCTTGCCCGGAGATTGTATAGCTACCCGGGTCAGCGGACAGGATAAAACCAAAAGAGTATACCAGGTCAACATCTTGTCCGGTTATCGTATAGCTGCCGGATTCAATGGGGATATTCCGGTCATGCAGCAAATCAACGTCTTGGCCGGAAATCGTGTAGCTGCCTGGGTCAGCTATTAATTGATATCCTGTTGGTGCAGCCCCCTGCCACGCACCGATAGTAGGACTTGGTTGATAAGCACCTATAGTCGGGGTAGACGCAGTCATTAACCAACCCCTAATTGAATACCAAGACCTGCACCAATCAGAGCACTTGCAGAATCAAGAGAGAAATCACCGTTCGCAGCATCCGTGAAGGCAGGGTCAACGGCTAAAGCGTTTGGGCCTTTCGTAATGTTTGTAACATCAGTTGTATTATTATAGTAATTGTTGTAGTCAACCCACATTTGATTTGTGGCTGCCGAAGCTATCAACCCATCAGTACACGAACTAATTGTATTATTATAAATAAAATTTTCGGCTGTGGTACCGAGGTAAATACCGTTGGTACAGCCGTATATGGTGTTACCTGCTATGATATTTTGACTGGCTTCGCAGTGAATACCACTTGTGGCGGATTCTGTGATGTTTCCTTGCAGCGTACTCCCACCACCCCCAGGTTGGATACATTTGTTATGTGTTTTAAAATAGCTATTTATAACACGCATATACCCTTGTGGGGTATATATACCAGCCCCACTCACTGACGTAATATAACAATCTATGAGAACCATGTGGCTATCCCCATAAATTGCCCTTGTTGCGCCTGTATGCTCAACCCTACAATTCCTGAAAAACCCCCTATCATCAGTTGATATAGCTATATCATTAGATGATGTAAATCTCAAGTTTGAGAATGCCCAATACAAATCAACTGTAAATCGATAAATCCCCTGCGCTATCAGCGGTCGATCTGCACCGAAAGCAAAGTCACTGTAAACGGGTGGGGTATTTGTAGTCCCGGCCTGTACCCCAATAACAGCAATATGATTTCCGTACGAACCGTCACGAGGAGACGAAAAACTTGCTGTGAAAGTGTAAGTTCCTTCTTCAACCCAGTAAATGTCACCTGCCGCTGAAGCAGTACTCATATCAGTAAGCCATTCCGATAAACCGAATGCATTACCCCAGCTTGTCCCAACTTTAGTTCCGGCACCTGCTACTGTCACATATTTATCTGCCATATTTATCTACTCCCAATTACGACCAGGGTTAAGCCATTGTAAAAAGGCTTGTTCCAAAATCAACCTTAAAATTCTCACCGGCCGCAACCGTGATGCTCGACCCGTAATCCCACCATGCGACCAAGGGGTCAGCAGGAGATGTCGGCGTATCGTTATAAACAACGGCGTAACGAAACGGACCGAAGCTTCCACCGGACGCTGTGAATGTAACATCAACTCCGGTCAGGGAGGATGTGCCGGTTGTCTCGGTGTAATCATTTTGAATGTCTGTTGCCGCGTATCCGTTTTGCTCTGTAATCCCCGCCAGATCGGCAAGTACCGCATCCGCAGCGGCATCGGGCGTGTTGTTAGTCAGGTACACTTTTAATGTGTGGCCTGCGGCGTGGAGTTGATGGACGCCTTTTCCTAAATCTTCGACGAATTGCTGAAATTTATTGTATGTGGCCATTTCTATGCCTCCTTTTCTTTAATTAATATTGTTGCTGTCAATGCCCCATTGCTGGCAGTTATCGTGCTGATTGCGCCCAAAAACAGGCCTTCCGAACACGATATTAAAACGAGCGTTGAATTTTGGTGGATATGTTCCATGAGGGTCTTTTGACCCTCATCTATTTTAGTGTCGATCCTAAATGTTCGGTCGCCATGCGATGCGCCGGAATGCACGATCACCGCCCCGCCGTCCAGAGTCGCCTGCCTGGACACCCGGGCCGGTTGTTCGCCGAACGTACTGGCCCCCTGCTTGAGCACAACAGAGCCTTGCGCGTCACTGACCGTCATTGATATGCTCATCATTTTCATAGCTAAATCCCCAATCCAAGGAGGAATTCAGACGCCTCTTCCGTCGCCCGGATCTGTATTTTTTGCAACATTAGCCACATAAATTGCTCAGCTACCTGTTCCAGGCCGCTTGAATCTATCCGTATCAGAGGGTCCTCACCTTTCAACGCCTCGGTTTTAGCGCTCATATATTCAATTTGCGCGTCTACAAGGTCCCGCTGCGTGTTGAGCGCTTGCTGCTCCATCCTCATCTGCTCTTGAATTAACCTATAAATCTCATAGAAATGGAGACCGGCGTCCCCCAAGGCACCCGTCATGCTTGCGGCGGCTGATGCTGTTGCAGCTACGGAATCGGCTACGGAATCAAACGCGGATGCTGCCACCTTAGCATCCGCTTGAATATGCTCTATATTTAGTTTTGCGGTCCACTCAAATGCTGTCTGTGTTAAGGCCGCATTTGATTTAATAGTCTCCAGCCGCTCATCGATGTCGCCCTGGAGCTGGATCTCCATCATTTTTGATTCGGGGACCGCATCGTCTATCGCTGCTCTTGTCGATTTTAGACTGGCGGTGTCTGGCATCGCCCCGCCAAGAGTGGTTTTCTGAAACGGGATGTTTTCTTCGATTTCTGCCTTGGTATCGGCCAGGGACGGCTTGTCCGGCTCAGCTCCAGCCTTTGTCTTTTTTTCGTCGGGGATTGCGTCATTGATTGAATCCTTTACGCCCAGAATAGACTCCCCGTCTTCTAAAATGGAAAATCTTGTCTGCTTGTCTACCGGGATGCCGTCAACGCCTGCAACTATACTTTCAAGAGACTCGTCGTCGTCTAAAATAGAAAATTCCGTTTGCTTGTCTACCGGGATGTCATGAATTTCTTTTGATAGATCTTCAACGCTCACGCCAGTGTCTTCTGCGTTTTTACCGGTTGTAAGCAATGAGGCATCCATGCCGGATAAATTTTCTGTCGATGCGGTGTTTACATCCCGAAAGTAACCCGCAGTTTTTTCGGCCCATACGCCAAAGTCCGCATCTGCTATAGCGGTTTTGGTATCCACTGCCCAATTTTGGAAGGTTTCACTTGTAAAAAAAGTTACCCCGGCATTAGCAACGACCGCCATCGCCGCAGCTAATCCCACGGGGCCAGTCAACAGCGCGATAATACTCGAAATGCCAACCGACATTGCACTACCTGCGGAGAAAAAACCGACAAACGTGGATATCCCGCCAAGTAGCGCCCCCCCGGTTGCAATTACCCCGCCTAAAATCCCTAATGCAGCACCCATCCCTGCTATATTGCCGATCAATTCTTGCATATCGGGATCAAGATCATTAAATGCTTGTGTAATATTTAAAACGATATCGAAAACGGGGTCAAAAGCCTCGACGATGCCTCGGGTGATGTTCGCAACTGTTCCAAGACTATCGGCAACCAACTCAAGGGCGTTTTTCATTCCCTCAACCGTTGTGATGTCAAGGTCTTGATCGCTCAATGAACTCTGCATTACATCCCAAATTTCACCAAACGCAGCTTTTACGCCGGAAAAATCGGTTTGATCAATGGCTTCGTCAAAAGAATGGGCAATATCAAGGAAGATGTCAGCTATGTCGTCTTTTATATCCTCCCAGACCGTCATGTCCCCAAACTCGGTTGTTATCGTTCGCAAAGCCGATGTAAACTTTTCCGAAAAGGTTTGGGTGTCAATGCCGTTTACTGCATCGCCAAGTTCACCTATCTTTGTCGATGTCGTGTTAATCGCCAATGCAGCCCGGGTGCCAAGATCCTCAAACTGTGTGCCCATCAGCCCGACACCGGCATTGAATTTTACAGTTTCATTCTCTGTGTCATTTAGTGCGGCCTGAATGACATTGAAAGCCTCAACCGCTGTCAGTTCGCCCGATGCCATTTTTGCCGCGAACTCTACGGGGTCTATGCCAAGGCTTTGCAGTGCCTCATTAGTTGTTTTCGATTCATCCTGGATCCGGACCCGAAACTCCTTGAACGCATCGGCAGCCCTATCAGTGCCCAACATGCCTTCCTGGAACCCGCTTTCCATGACGCTGAAAAAATTACCGGCGTCTGCCCCGCCATTGGCAAACTGCGTTGAATATTCATTGATAGATTCTAAGAAATCGTCTGATCCGTTTAACCCCTCCTGAAACCCCGAAACAATAAACCCCATGGCTTCGTCTGAAGTCAAACCAAAATTCGACATCAAGGTGCTAACAGCGCCTAATGATTCGTTAATGTCCGTGCCGAACACCCGCTCCAATCGAAACGCCTGTTCGACGACTTTCCCGATGTCCGTTTCTGCGCTATCGCCAAGCTTTTGTTGAGCAAGCGTAACGGCTTCAAAAGCGGCCGCAAGATCCTCGCCGTAACCGGCCTTGTAGACTTCTTTTGCAATTTCCGCAAAACGTTCGGCTTCTTCGGTGGGCAATCCGAGGGCGGCCTGCATTTTTGCCGCTCCGTTTTCAATGGCAGATGAAGCTGCAATCCCGGCGATTGTAATCCCGGCGATCGCCGCATTCAACATGGCTACTTTTTCGACAGCGTCAGCAAACGGTTGGCCGATATCTTGCAGGCCATCTCCAAATTTATTAAGGCTTCCCTCCATGCTGGAGAGAGGCCCGGATAAATCATCCACACCGGCAAAAATAATCTCAATTGTTCTTCTTAGATCAGCCATTTATCGTTTCATCCGTTCTTGCTTTTGCTCAAGATAGAGGCTCCAAAGCCCCACTTCCACATTTGTAAGCCGTCCAAATGGGAGGTAGTCTGGAAGGACTTCAAAGAGAAATTTCTGATTTTTATCACATAATGCCATAGCGCTCTGGACTAATGGGTCTCGCCAGAGCCTTGAAACTCCCCCAGGCGCCCGGCTCCGGTTAGCTGCATGATTTTATTTGTGATCAGATAAAAATCTTCAGGAAAATTGTCGGCAAGCCGCACGGCAAGCTCATGGGAGCAGACAGGGTCAACCGTCCCCAGAACGAGCCAGGAAAAGCGCTGTATGAGCTCGTCAGGCATTTTTTCATCGCTTGCGCTATGCAATCCGGCCAGTTCCTTAATCCCTTCCTCGATGTCTTTACCCAGCTTTGAGCCAACCGCTTTCAAAACTGCTTCAACATTTTGATTCTCCTGAACCGCTTGCTTTGCAATTGCTGATTCGGTCCCAGTCAGCCCCCGTATTTTCCACTCCGGTTTTTCTCCGTCATTAAAAAAGGCGGCAAGGCGCTGAACAGGTATTGTTTCAACCCTATCCTTAAATGATGTTGCGCTAAATCTTTCTGTGTCAAACCCCATGTTTACCTCCTGGGCTTAAAGGTCATTGCACCCATGGCCTTGCTGGTTAAGAGCTAAATTTTACAGTCTTCTGCTCGGCGCTAACCGTTGCAGATATTTTAATCTGATCGTCCGAGGGGTACGATGTAACAGCGCCAAGGACACCCTGTGTCAGCGAATAAGGGGCCTTGTTTCGGTTCGGGTAAAATTTGAACGTCAGGATCTGATCTTCTTCCTGACTTAGGCCGTCTGTAATGCCATCCTCGACCATGGCATCGAAACTGGACTGGCCGAGACTGGAAGATGTGCTCCCCACAGTAGCGTTGTATACCTGCGTCGAATTAACTGTGTGGCTATTCTGAGCGGGTGTAAAGTTAACTGATTTTGATATCTCAGAATACAGGGGGGTGTACCCACGCACATAGACTTTTCGATACGTGTCGCCCGTGTGGATCGCCTCGCCCACCACGGCCTCCAGTTCGACATAAGCGTTTGTTCTTGCGGAGGTGGTTGCCTCTTCGCCGTCGCCCAACTCCTGCACGGCCCAATTAGGATAATTGTACCGCTCAATGTGGCTGCCTGGCGTCTGGAAAATCTCATCCGCAGTGACCACAGCGGCGGCGGAGGTCGTCATTCGGACCTGGCCGATCTCAACACTACCGACCGGGATGTAGGGGGGGCCACCAGCCGCGTCGCGGGTTTCGGAAAACGTCGCGTTTGTCCCGGCTGTTCCGGCGATTACTGCAATGGCGCCAGATGAATTGACGGTGATAGAGTTAATCCGTGCGACGTTCGTGGCTGGTCTGGTCAGCGTATCGGTTGTGGCCGAAATAGTAGTCAGCGCCCCGGCAAGATAAAGTGTAAACCCCGCGATGGTCACGGTGTCATTGCTGGCGTGGACAGACAGCATATTGCGCCCGGTTACGACGCCGTCAGGTCTCACGCTCAGCTCGTACCCAGATTTGTTTGAAAAAACGGTTTTTCCGGAGACGGTAAAAACTTTGTGATCTCCGGCATCGGTTGCTGCCGTGTAATCAAATAGTGTTTGCCCGGCTTCTCTCATCAATTTTGCGTATTTGGCAGTTGCCATTTCTTTTTCCATTCCCGGGCAAGGGGGCGCCCGACTTGTTAATTTAAATTATTATTGACTGTAGGGGTTTCCTGTCACAGTCCTATATTTTACGGTCAATTCGGCTACGGCGGCCGTCAACGTTTCTTCCGGGTCCTGGCCGCTTGCCGGGCTTATTTTTGTCAGTGTGGCGTCTTCGGCAAGTTCCGTAACTGTCACCGCCGAGTCGGTTAGTATTTTGACCAGATCACCGATTAATTTTTCCTGGATCACGGATTTATTAGCTGAAGATCCGGCAGGGGCCATCGCCTCAAATTTGAGGACCATGGGGGAGACTGTTTCATTGTATTGTGACGCCGGGAATTCTTCCCCCGGCCACAACACGACTGCGGGCAGACCCTCGACATTCGGAGCTTCAGCGCGCTGAACAGTGCCCCCGCAGCCGTAATTATACCCGTTAGCTGTCGTCCAGGCTGTTAGCCGTGACAGGTACGCGAGTATTATCTGCTCCCTGATCGTGTTAGCCATGGCGTCGGATCACCTCCGTTATTTTGGCATCCACATTGCTCAAAAAAAGCGTGTTTGCCTGGATTGTTACTGGGCCCATCACTTTATCTTGAGCAAAGATATCTTCGATCCGGGGTCCGGTCAGGCGCTCCAGCGGCAACCGGAATTCTTTCGGCAGTGCCCCATATTTTTTCCCAGGCACAACCGGTTTCCGGGGGCCGTCATATTGCCGCCAAAAAACATGTTTCGTTGAGCTATTCCCCCCTGTTATTACCATGGCATGTTTCAACAACGACCTTGGTGACGAGCGCAAAACTTTGACAGTTACGCCTTTTTGCACCTGAGACGCCCCAAATTGTACCAACCCGACAGGTTCCCCAGAGCAGATCAGTGCACCGGAAACCTTGGAGTAGTTTGCTTTTTGGAGCGTCATGTCCCCCTTGATCCTGGCAGCCTTCAGATTTAATTCGTTGCCAATTCTGGCCGTTGCCTGCGTTTTAACCGTGCCAAGGGTTTTATTGATTGAAGTAACCAAAACTTGTTTGTAGCCGTTCTTGATATCTCCGACGGCAGACAATACCTCGTTCAACATCCCCTGATCGACTCGTATTTCCATCAGCTCCCTCCCACGACTGCCATAGTCACAAATGTGTGGTCGTTATCCGTGATACGTGCCACGGTGTACGTTGTCGAATCAATCACAAACGTACTGCCTTTTTCTGGTTCGCCGACATCTGAAAACAAAGCCATCACCGTGCTGCCCGTTTCAACAATCCGCGCATCATAGGATGATGGCTGTAAGATGACATCATGTTTCAAACGGGCCATACAAGACACGGAATCACCTGCCGTTGGCGCATAAACCGCACCAACGCCAAGCTGATTAAATACCCGGATATCAACACCGGGGAAATTGTCTTGATAGCCCATCTTATCAACTACCCGTCACGTCGATCAGATACCCACAGGCTTTTCCTATTTCGCTCTTTGCTGTGTTGTCGGAATCGTAGGACGCCAAGAGCGCCTCCGCTGAATCATGGCGAACGCGGAGGATATTGCTTCTGACCTCGTCGCTGTAGTATTCCTCGGCAACGACTTCATCAGCCGCACCCTCGTTCCAAAGGAACGTCCGACCGATGCACGGGTCAGAAATATCCCCATCAGATGTTTTGCACAACAAAGCATAGGTGTCAGACCAGATGCTTGACAGCGCGGCATCTTGGCCGCGCTTTGCTGTGTTTTTCAGAGAGCCGGCGACAAGAACACGCTCGACATCAAAATAACTTTTTAGATGTTCGATTGACACCTGCCCTGTTTTAGCAGCATCCGGAAAAAGCTGATAAATCTGCGTCTTAACTTCGGTGTTTCGACTTATGTCGAGAAATGTAACATAGCTAATAGCCAAAGTATTAGGGATGATTCCGTTTGATCTCAGGCTCTCTTTCCCGGCATCAACATCTTCCTTAGGGGACGCAGACGCCACGGTCTCCCATGCGGTTGCGGCGGCGATGGCGGTTTTAAAGTTAGTCTCGGAAAAAAGCTTGCTGGCAATACGGTACTCCTGGGCACGGAGGATGTCATTCATCAGGATGTTGGCGAGTGCCATTTCATACGCAAATTTTGAAGAATACATGGCTCTAAAACGGTCATCGACCCTCTTTTCCAGGCCGTTTTCAGCCGTTGAATAAAACCCCTCTTCGAATTCACCATCGGACCGGTTGTAGTGCCCGAGTGGGCCACGCGTGGTGTCCAGCAAGTTAAAAAGGGCTTCTTTTGGGATTACCGGATACGTCGCGGTCTGTGCCACTACGCGAAAAATCGGCATCAATTCCATGCCGATATACCCCATTGTGGGTGCGTTCATCATCGTTTCATAAATCGCTTGCCCGAGATCCGGGCGGGATACGGTTGTGTCGCTTGTGGGTGTCATATCTATCTGTCTCCTATGCGGTCAATGCTTTGCGGGTGTACTCAAGCCACACGCCGAGGATGATCACATCATCTGTCCCGAGGGTGCCGTCCGTAGGCTGGAGTGTGAGGTTCAAAACGCAGGGGCTCGCGGCCACGTCGGCAGCGGCCAGGGTCAATGTTTCTTCCTGGCAGGTCTTTGCAGTCGCGGTCCCCGTCATAGCGGAGGATGTCCCGCCAAAATCGGCGTCGGCGTCATATGCTGCCGCGTCGGCATTGTTAAAGGCTTCTGCCAACCAGGTCACGGCATCGGCCTCTGTTGCACCGGTTTTGGCAGCCAGGACATGGACAACAACGTCGGCCGTGGCGTCAAGATCCGGGGGGATAACAACGCCGGTTGCAATGGGGTCGGGATTGGCGTGATTGTTCCACCTGATACCAAATCCCTCGTCGCCGGCATGGATGCCTGGGGTTGTGCTGGCACCATCTGCAAAATCAGCAAGGGCAGTGCCATCCTGCTCGGTCCATGCAGCAATAGGGCAATTTATAATGGCCTGGGCGCTCAAAATGTGCTGATAGATTTCTGCCAGGGCGGCCTCAACTGTTACCGTCGCTGTAAATGCTCCGGTGTCGGCAATGGAAACCGTTGCAGCGGTGGTTGACGCTGTTTGCAAGCAGACAACCTCGACGATATCACCAGCCGCTGTGGCAGCTTCCATGGCAAGGAATTGAGCTGTGCCGCTTGAGGTATCCGAAACCTTACCATCAGCCGCGCCATATAGTGTCGCGTTGATTGCAAAAGTACCAGCAGCAACAGCCAAAAATGTCCTCACCTGGACGGTTACTACGTCGCCATCACTCACGTTGCTGGCTGTCAGACCAATATAGGCCTCACCCGCGTCGGCATAAACTACTTCCGGGGGGCTTGTGGTGGTGCCGGTCTCAATTTTAACCCGACGATTTGCAAGCAGGTCCTCCCCTGCGGTAAATGCCCGGGCGCCGATATTGTACGTGGATTGTGTCATGTTTTTTACTCCCTATTTTTCCAAAAATGCCGCGTGGAGTTCGGGTTTCGCAACGGCTACCGCCTGCAACGCATCCGTCCTGCTGCATTTGTTTTCTTTTTGGTATTCGGCCACGGTAGCCATAAAATCAGCTTTCCCGTCGCCCTGCCCGGCTTTTTTTCCGGACTGGCCGACGCTCTCCGGTGTGCCGTTCTCCAGGCTTTTCAAGTCCTCGGCCCTTTTGGCTTTTTCGGCTTCAAAAAAGAGTTTGTACGCAGCATCAACATCAAATCCATAGGCAATTGCTTTGGCCTGGGCTGCCGCATCCGCATCTTCAATCGCCATTAATTCGGTTACTCTGGCGCGTTCTTGGTCAATGCCCGCCTGTAACCCTTCATCGTGTCCGGCGGCTTTTGCGTCTGTCTGAATCTGTGCCAGGAGCTCGGGCGCTTCCTTTTTTAGGTTTTCTAATGTAAATTTCATAATCTCTTCTTCCTTATGGGGTTTATGTTCTGCGCCCTCTGGCGCCGCCTGTTCTTCAAATTTTGAGAACGTGGTCACAGAGGTGTTTGAATCGGCACCGAGTGGCACAAATGATGTTTCAAACACTTCTGATTCAAGCCAAATTTCGGCAGGGCCTTTCAGATTTTTGCCGTTGACTCTCATTTTTCCATCTTTTTCAATGGATAGGATTTTGATGGGTCGGACCCCAATAGATGCCTGCCAAGGGAAGCCTTCTATAGCCAAACCTTTGACTTTTTGGGCCTCTTCTGTGACTTCTGAAAATTTCCCTGACACAAAAAAAGATTCGTCCTTGTAGGTCTCCTTAGAATATCCAACGATTTTACTTGAGTTGTGATTCAGCAAAATTGGAATCTGTTTTTTTGCCCTGATGCCATCGACTTCTATAACAAGTTTACCCCACCACCTTTCTACTTCCTCACCCGTGTACGCCTCGATCACAAAGCTGTTGCCTGTACCATCATCTTTGGCAAGTTGGACTGGAGCATCAAGCGTCAGGCCGGTGCATTTCGCGTCTTTTAAATCGATTTTTTTACTCATCTTCCGTATCCCCTCTTGGCTCTTCCGGCTCGGCTATTGTTTCCCGCACTGGGGCCATTGAAACACCAAACTCATCTTCAAGGTCTTTCATATACCGGCGCTCGATAGCTTTCTGCCGTAATTCTGCGCGCCAGTTACGCGCCTGCCTACCGTAAATATCCGAGTAGGTTTTTGTGTTGTTTTCAAGGCGCTCAGAATCAGACTTTGCGGCTTTTAAATGGTCAATAGGCCGGTTGGGAGGGGGCATCCACTCGGTGCGGGTGTATGCGTATAAATTGCTTTTGAAATGATCAATCGAAGTGACCGGCAGGATACCACGCAATGCTGCCTCGTATTGCAGCATAGAAAAAATGGGTTGATTAAATCTATTATTCAAAACCATTCTGTCCGAGTCATCAAACCTACCGGCGTTCTCGATACTCGCCATGCTGGCCGAATAGCTGGCCTTATACGATCGCTCAACGTTTTCCACACCCCTTCCTGTCGCCATGCCGAGCCGCGATTTTATCGAGTTATTCATGATCTCGTATGATGGACCAGGGGAATTCGAATCCATGAATTTTGCTTCTTCCCCATCCCGGCCGAAGATCATTGTCCCTTTTTCCATTTCTTGGATTCGGTCAGACCAGTCCGCGCTTGTACTGTTATTTGACTCTGCGCCTATTTCGGAGGTAACCCAAATAGTCCACAGGTTTTGGATAAGGGCCTTGATCAGGGCGGCGTCAACGAAATCATTAGAATCTTTGATTTCTTTGATCATGGAGCCAAGGATCGAATCTTGCCGGTATTCCGCCACGTTGCGAACATCGCAAACAGTCAAAATGTTTGGCATACCTGTCTTTTTATTAACGGCCGCGATCCTTGTGCAATCCGATTCTTTTGCGGAATATGTAAAATAGGGCTTTCCTGGCTTCAATATCCAAGCTGCTTCTATCTCCCCGTCTTTGCCGATCTCAAGGCCGTCATAAATATCTAATTTGCTGTCTGTTGGTGTGATCAGCCGGCCAGGGTCAATCGGCAAAATTGAAAGACTCAACGGTCTATTTGGGCCTTTTTTGGCTACAATCTGGAAAATACCAATGCCCTCGAGTTTCCATTGAAAATATGCAAGGGCCTGTAGCATGTAAATATTACATCGGCCGGCAGTATCGCAAAAGTTGCGAAAGTCAAGGCCCCAAATCTCAAAAAGGTCATAAGATTTTTGTTGATAGTCTTTTTGCCATTCAGCATCTTTGCCAAGCCACCGGATCATGGGGTGTGGCTGCGGAGTGATCCCGGTATTGATCGCATCGACTACAAGACCCTCAATAATACCTTTTGCCATGGCATCATTTAAATACAGATCCCATGACCGATTTGACACCTTCCGCTTTTCCATCTCGGCAATGCGGCCGTCAATAATAGCCGTAGTCCAGTTTGATAAAGACCCCTGGACCTTAGCACCAGCCCGTCGGAAATGGCGGCCGTTTTGACTATGCATAAACTATGACCTCCTGGGGATGCCGGTTTTCATACGGCTAAAAAAAGTGTCTGTGGCTATGCTCGTTTTTCGTGTGAACGCTTCGCGCTGTTTGAAGAGGGCGTTTATATTCGCTTTATTGTAAATAACGCCGTCGTGGGAGACTTCCTGGCCGTTTTCGAGGACGTCCACGATTGCCGCATCTATTGCTGCCAGAATCTCTGCGTTTGTTGCCAAATCATTCTCCTTAAATAAAAAAACAGACCACAATGTGGGAGCGGGGGCCGCCCCGGTCTATTTCCGTGCACCCAGATAGTCGAAGTTATACCACCGTGTTCGCAACAAAACAACTACCCGGTTGCTAAATTAGCATTATGCTCCTTCTACTCACTCTCTATGCTTTTAAACCGCGCCCCGCATCTGCGGCAGGTGTGGTACCTGATCCGCAACCCGTCCTCCCAGGGCAGTGTGTTGGTGACGGACCCCCCCGACATCTTTCCCAAATTCATTCTGCATGCCGGGCAAGATGCACCCTGCACTCGATCATAAGCAACACCGTCGAGAGATCGCCGTTTCTTTTGCTTCTGTTTTACATGCTGCTCATGCTCAATGACTACCGCTTCGCAACTGACAACCTTTTCTACCAACATGGCACCTTGCTTTTCTTCTACCTTGGGCCCCGTTTTGGTTTCTACTGACATAGCACACCTATCTTTTATAAGGGTTTATATTTCGACCGCCAAGCGGTGATCTGGATTGCGGCCGTTGTGTTCTGTGTATTTTTTGGGCCTCTGCCTCTGTGGCATCAATTTGGTATCTCAATCGAGCCGCAACTCTATCCCAATTACGCCTTGACAAGCCTGCCTTTATAGCTGATGCATAGGCGTAAACAAGACAGTCTAAGACATCGTTACGTTCACGCGTTTTAACCCACTTTTGAGTTTTGAACCCCTGTTTATTGTACGAAGACACGAGTTTTTCCGCTGTCAACTGTTTATAAAATTCCTCATCAAAACCGATCGGGAAATGGACATAGCCGGCTCCGGGCGTTATCAATTTTAAACGGTTGTAAATCGTCCCCTTAGCTATATCCGTACCAATGGAGTATAGGGAGACACCACGCTTTAGCCTTTCACCATTGTATGCGATATCCTGTCTTGTAGGCGGTGAGATGATGGGTTTGCCCACATTGCTTGCGCCTTTGAGAGCGAAAACAACCGGACCCCGGGTGCGGCAATAATTATAGACGGCCTGCGTCTTGTGGCCGCCGGTATCCACGCCCATGCTCTCAATGTGTAGTTCCGCGCCAGATTCGTGCCGATATGCCCGGAAAAGCAAGTCGTCTAATTGCCCCCACACTCCCGGCTGGTCTGGGTCTCCATATAGTGCTGATTGATAGATCACCCAGGACTCTTCCCCCCGGCCCCATGCCATGATCAAAACCTCCAATCGGTTATCCTGTGTGTCAACGCCTGCGGTCAGCACCCCGGCGGCATGCGGCACCGTCAATATCCGGTAGGGTTCGACTCTGGCCGAAAGCCTGTTCCATTCCGGCTGCTCGCCATCTTCTTCCCACGCCTCGGCTTGCCTTGTGTTGACCCACTTTTTCATTTTTTTGGAGTCGCCACGTTTTAATGCTTTAGCAGCTTTTAAAAATTCTTCGACAATTTGCTGCCAGGACAGCCAACCAAGCGGGGAGTATTGAGAGTTGATTTTAAACCCACGCTTTTCCCGTGCAGGGTACCGGTGAACATATTCACCCGCCGCCAACATCCTGGTTTTTTGCCACTCGTCAATCCTGCCATGGCAGTGCCGGCAGACATACCAAACATCGACTATTTGCCCATCATCGTCCCGGGTAAATTTAATCCCGTACTCAGCATCCGGGCCTCCGAATTCAAGATACTGCATTTCGCCGCAGTGTGGGCACGGCACATTAAAATAGCCCTGGCTGGATTCTTCCCACTCTTTATCGATATGACTGGTTTCTTTCAGCGTGGGCGTTGAGTTGATATAGATTTTCTTTTTGTTGCCAAACGCGTCTGTCCTATTTTTAAACAGATCGCCGGGTTCACCTTCGCCCCCGGCATCCTGGACAAAACCGTCGTAGTCATCAAGGATGAGATACCGGATCGAATCCGACCGGGCAGACGTTGGAGAGTTTGAACCGGTTAAGGTCCAGCTTCCCCCGGGGAATTCTTTTAAAAGCAAAGTGTTCCCCGCGTCCCGGCTTTTGGGCGGTTGGATAATGCCTTTCAAGCATGGGATAGCCTTGACGGTCGGTGCAAGCTTCTTTTTAGAATGCTTTTTCACCATGTCGTCAGTGGGCTGGACGAACATTGCCGGGCCTGGGTAGCGGTGAGCGATACCGCATAAAAAGACGTTAGCGACAGTGGTAAACGCCATCTGCGTGGGCTTAATCACAATGACCTCCTGCGTCGGACTCTGCGGCGACAATTCACGCAGGATTTCTTCAACCCATGGCGTTCTGCTGGTCCGGTATCGCCCCGGTTCAACAGATGATTCTTTTGTTAGGCAAAAATTCTCATTACCCCACCCCACAAAATCTATGTATGGGTCCGGCGTTATGCCGGATTTAAAGGCTGTAATATACCCAGATGTTGCTAAAATAACAGCACCTTCTAACTATCCGTACTCAAAAAATCATTAAAATCAATATCACCTATTTTAGCGACGGCCTTTTTCGCATCACCTTTTAAAAAAACCAAAATGTTTTGATGTGTTTTACCTATTTTGCGAGTCGCCTGCATAGCGCGTCCGGCTCTAATCGGCAAAGACCCAATAGCCGTCACAAGGATTATCTCGTTGTAATAAAATAGCCCTGCGTCAACAACGCCGTCTGAATCAACGACAATGGGCTGTTGCCATCCATACTGTTCCAGTGACACTCCCACTTTATTTACGGCATCGTCGTTTATTCGTGGATTGTTTTCGTATGGGATTATTTCTTCTATTTTTCGTTGTTCGATTTTCATTTACTCAACTCCTCCAACGCCGCCGTCAACTCGGCGACAAGTTTTTCTGACACAAGATGCACATCTGTCATGCTTGCCAATTCAGCGCTTATGCGGTCAGGAATGTTCAATATATTGTCCCGCACAATCCTAGCCATGTTAAACGCATCTTGTTCAACAGCCTTTACCTCAACCAGCTTGCCACTTTTTTCTTCGTACTCAAGTTTCATCAGAGCGGCTTTGTATTGCGCTTGGATCTTTTGGGCGTCTGCCAGGGATAAGCCGGTGGTCCCTGCTGCCTTTGTTGTTTGTTTTATTTCTTTGCCCGTGACTTGTTTATTTTCCCCATACTCCCGGCCAGGCTTATTCATGATCCGGTCAAGGTTTTGCTCTAATGCTGCGTCGGCCTTATCTCGGTCTATTTTTTTATACTTGCCAAACTTCTTAATACACCCTGCAAGTTTCCCTCGCTGGATCATTGCGGAAACTCTCTGTTGAGAGACCCCACGGTGTTTGCCGTATTCCGTTTGGCTCATGTAAACTGTCATCTTTTACAACCTCACCCTTAAGTGTTGTATATCTGTTGTTGTGAGTAATGTCAAGAGCCACTATTGCCGCAGGCCACAACTCGTTTTTGAGGCTTGAATCTGTGAAAAAATCGAGCCTTATCGACCCGTACGGTTAGCTATCCCCGTAAGGACCCATTTTTGCCGGCCCTCCCGCCACCATGGTCCTTCTTGACTTTTTTCAAATCTTTTTTTCTCTGTGTAATCTTTTTGTACAACTCCCTGAACCGCACGGCCTCGCTTCCCGACGGAAAACGATGGCCCTTAACATTGTTGCACAATTTATGCGCAAGGACAATATTCCCATTAGTCTTACCACCATACACTTGGGGGATAAAGTGGTCTTTGGTAAAACCGGTGCGCTTGTCGTTCGTTGATACCCCCATGGGCCGGAGGCAATAAAAACATAAGCCTTTTTGCGCCAGGAACAGCTCCATGATCTCGATCTTGTTCATGGTTTTACCCCCCCATTTTTACTGTTTAATAGTTTCACAGCATTTAGCGGACACGCTCACCGGGTTAGATAATACAAACCTCAGCCAGGGGCACATGTCAACCGGCTGGATGTAGTGGACGGTGTCAGCGGCCCGAACCATACCCATGGCCACACGGGTCTTGCACTGGTACTGTGGGCCCCGGTCGAGCTTCAGTGTTCAAACAGCCTGTCGTAGCCCCTGGACGCCGCCGAGCCTCTACGAGTATCACAGGCTCACATTAGCGATGTGTGGCCAAACGACGCGATACGGCGCTAATGTGAGCCTTGCTCTGCTATATGTCTCCACCAGGTCGGACAGGCCCTTTTCGGTGCGGCTGCCATGCCCACATAGTACCCACATGGTGGCCCAATGTCAAACGTCCGGCACGTCCGGCAGGCGAGCGCCTCACATATCCGGTAATGCGTGATATCGACACCCGGGCCGTATATAAATGGGCCGGCGCGCCCATACCGTCAACTGCGCACTATATTAAATATTAACCACCACACGTTGGCCCGGTAAAATTATTTTTATACCGGGCATAAAAAACCCCTTGACATACCCGTCAAGGGTAGTTATAATATAGTCAAGATAAAACACAAACAAAGGAGCAAGCCATGAAAGCAATGAAAAGAGCACACGAAATCAAAAAGGGGAATAAAATGGAAAAAATAACTTCGATAAAATACAAAACTAACAAAGGGTTCAACGGCACCTTTTATCTTGACGGTAAAGAAATAAAAACAAAATCACCGGCCGGTACTCTCGCCCTCAAGATTGATAGCGTTAATAAACACACAAGCGGAGTTACTCTTTACAGCAGTAGCGGCAAGCCTTTTGTCATCAAAACAGATTTGAGTTCTACTAATGCTGCAATTTTAAATAGTTTAGTGCATGCAGCTCAAAAAGACGCAGAATTGTGGATACTAAGCACGAAAGAGTTTTTGGATGGAGATGCGAATAGTCCCGAGTTCGGCAAAGTATTTAATATAGATTATTACGGGGACATCAATGGCGTTTTTAAGTATCACAAATAAACCCAACCGCCCCGGGTTCCCGGGGCATAACCAAGGAGGCAACATGGATAAATTTACGAAAAAACTTATCATCGCAATAGTGGTTTTCGGGATCGGGTACGCATTAGCGACAAACAGCTACCTATCATTCATGAAAGTCTTAGAAACGGAGGTAATCGCGACTTTGGACGGCAGATAGAGGGCAGGAATATCCGTTATATTTAATTAATATCAATAACAAACAAAGGAGCAAGCCATGAAAGAAGTCAATCTGAGAAAATGTTTAGACGACATCAAAAACGCAAATGTTATCGGAAGTTCCTACCAAAACACAGATCAGCACGGCAATTATGGCGTGAAGCTTTACCAAATCAGCAAAGCCGTTGTTTACGTTGAAGACACGGGCAATCAAATCAACAACTTTTTGCTTGATGAAGATGAAAGGCTTGACGCACTTACTGATCCGGATGAGTTTTTAACTTGTTGTATCAATGAGTGGGTGTCAAACGAGGATGATCCACAATTAGCAGGGTATCAGTGGGGCATCGAAGCGCCCGAAGAAAACAGCTACGACGGCCTGGGAGAATGCAGAATCCTCGTAGTCGGCTGGTTCTATGGTTACAAGCCAGTGCATTGGCTCAAAAACGGAAGCCATAGCGCAATAGAATTCGAAAGCAGCCTGGCAGCACAGGCGTGGATAGACGAAGAAGAGGATGGGATATATCTCCTTAGCCGTAACGAAGCTGGCCGGCCTGACTATTACATAATCGAAGCATAACCAACAAAGCCCCTGGCAACCGGGGCCAACAAGGGGGACGACATGGAAAAGTACAAAGTAAGCGCAATAAACGGACGCAAGACATTACCCAGGCACTCTATCCCAAGAAACATAGATACAGGCGTTGTGGCATCACCGGCGAAGGATCTATCAATCCCGCCTATCGCTGACCGTACAGTTAGGAAACTCTATGACGGCACAGCTCAGATCCTCGCGTGGGGATACTACCGCACTGTCGAGGCGGCACAAACTGTGACAATCAAAGGGCAAGCAGAATGAGTCCGGATGAGATTAGAGCGATCAGGCACAGCCTGAAATTAAACCGGGCTGACTTCGGGGCCTTAATTGGAGCATCCGGTAGGACTGTCGAAAAATATGAACAAGGTTACTATCCGCCCGGTAAAGCTGTGATGATAAACATTAAACGAGAGGGAGCTAAAAAATGAAAATAGGCGAATACAACAAAAGACGGGCAGAGTTACAGGCAAAATGCAATAAAGCTATTGCGGAGCTATCAAAAGAGTATGCACTTAACAACAACACCATCGAAATCGGCGACGTTATCAGCAGCCGTACCGTGACTATCCGCGTTGATACGATCACGCCAGCCGGAACAGCGTACCGGCCACATTGTGAATATTCCGGGCACGTTCTGCCTAAAAACGGAAAAAGATGGTGTATCGGGCAGCCGTACATTATCGACAAATAGCTCAACACATAAGTCGGTTGTAGCAAATTAGTATGGCCCATGGAAACCGGGGGGAAGGGGTGTCAACGCAGGAGTCTGACAGCCTGATAAGGGCGCTTAAAGAACACCGGCCATAAAGCCACAAACCCAAACAAAAAACCCCCACCGGTAATTCGGCGGGGGTTTTTTGTTTTAAAGTTATTTCAAAATGGGATGTCTTCCGAAGGCGGCATCTCCTGATTGGCATACCCGTTTCCCTGCGGTTTCTCCTGCCCGCCGTCGGTGAAAAATATTTTAGCATTCCCCAAGATAGGCAGCTTAACACCGTTCTGCCGTTCTTCCTGGCTAACTGATTGGGAGATCACTCCGTTGTCCCCGTATTCGCTTGTATTCTCAGTATCGATGAAAGATACGAGATCAATATATTTGCCTTTTTTCCCTATGTAAAACCGTGATTTATCCAGCTTTGTGACATCTATTTTTAATGATACGCCTATTCGCATAATATTTTCCTTTTGTTATTTTACCAAGGTGGGCCCCATGATTCTATTTCCGCTCTTTACGTGCTTGACGATCTGATATTGTTTAAATTTCATGATTAACTCCTAAAACAACTCTGTCTGTTTTTCATCACCGAAAAACCGATTCACGAAATAAGTTTGACCCTTCCCTGTGATCTTAGGAGTTTTAGTTTCCCTGACTGAGCCGTCAGGATTCACGATAGTTCGGATTTTGATTTCCATCAGGCTCATGTCGACGGAACGCTGTGTTGGCATATTGTAACCAGGCCCCTTGCGCCTGATCAAGAACCCGTAATCACGCATCCAGGAGAACAAACGATTCTGGCCCATCTTAATTCCGTTCTGCCGGATCAGCTTTGCAAGCTCTCCGATCAAGATGCTTGAATATGATGTTTCAACGGCATCTGCAAATAGGACTTTCGGTGCCTGCTCAATAAGCTTTTGCCCCTGCTGCTTATTCTCAACCTGTAGCTTTTCTTTTGCTTCTACTTCGGATGTCAATGCCTTGAGCGCTTCAAGGTAATTCTGGGGGAGCTGCGGAGCCAATTCTTTTACTCTCCGCTCACATTCGATGAAATATTTCCTGGCTTCTTTGCCCTTTGGGACATTAGAAATCATGGACAGTTCTTTGGCCATGTCTATGGAAAGAATGTATGTTTCCATCTCCCGTCCGTTCGTTGATATACACGTGGAGGGGTAAAAGTCCGAATTTATTACAAATCCATATTCTTTTATCTTTGGTCTTATCCAGTCAGTAAACTGTTTTTTAACTTCCAGGAACTCATACAGGTCTCTGGCATCCACTGCATTAACTTCTTCTTTCCCGATTGTTTTCTTTGTTACTGCTATCAAATCCTTCATGGTTTCTCCAAAAAAAAAAGCGCCACAAGGGTGATGCTCCACGTTTTACCGTGGACCCTGGGCGCTGTATATCCTGTTTTTAACCTCGCATCACCAAGATCATATTTGACAATATACACTAACCACTCAAGTGTCAATATCGAACAGTATAACAAGCGCCTGTTTTTTTATCTTTAACCATGGCACCGCAGTGGACGGGCTTAAAATCAACCAATAATTGCAGCGAATCGCCCGGCAGAAACTCCCACATCGCTTCAACTATCCCAGGGGCCTCAACCTCTACTGTTTTGTTTGTCGCGCAATCTTGTATTTTGTATTTCATCTAATTTCCCTTGTAGTATTTCCCCAAAATTTTCTGACAGAGCCGGTGTAATTTGTCGTAAAGTTCAAGATTCTGATTTTTTCTCGGCGGTTCCCACCCCACTGCCGAAATTACTTTAGACATAGCCAGGCAGTCATCACTGTCAATCTTAAATCCGCACTCGATAAAATTATCAATCGCTGTTTGACAAGCGTATAGCGTAAAATCATTTTCAAGGAGTTTCCCGCACTCCTCGCAGTATGCTTGCGAGTCTCCGTCGCAGTAGCCACCGCCGCCGTCAACGCTGTAGCATTCGTCCGGGTTTTCTTTCGATAACTTTTCGACTTCCTTAACAGCGCACTCGTAGCAGTACGATTCACCATCACCGCCGGTTATCCAATGCTCTGGATATTCTTCTATACATTCAGCCCCGTCGTCAAAAAATTTTTCAAGAAGCTCGCGATCTCTTTCTAAAACATAATTTTCTTTCATTTATTCCCCTCCACGACTTCAATAGCTAATTTTATGCCACCAGCTTCTTCTTCGTCCCAAAGATACCCGGACAACAAATCAATTATTTTGTTTTCGTCCGCTGCGCACATAGTCGCAAGTATCTTAATACAATTGCCGATTATTTTATATTCTTGTTCTGCGGTCATCTATTCCCCTCCGCCAAGCGCTCAACGGCGCTTGTGGCTGTTTCAAAATTAATGCTTAACAAACTTAATATATTTTCCGCATGAAGCACAAACGGCCTTATTGTGCGGGCCTGACGCCTCTATTACACGTTGAGCACACCCGCACGCATGGCACGTCAATGTAGCTTCTTTTTGCTTTTTAGACTTGGCATTTTTTATATTTCGATGATTAATCCAGGCAAGCACTTCATCCCCGACCGTAGCCCTATTATTCCACTTCACAGAATTCGAAGGGGACACTCCAAATTTTTCCTTGTAAGCATACAAGGCCCAACCGAATACGCCAGCCTTCCCCATTTTATACCCCTTCTCGGAAGCATATTGATTAAGCTGTGCAAGGAATGCCTGCTTGTCCACAAGGCCGTATTCCTTTTTTGTCCTTCTTTGGAGTTTTGTTAACTCGCCTTTCGCAGTCTCTACCGCAGCCACGTGCTGTGGGGTGAATTTGCAGGATGGGCAAGTATGGACTCCTGCTGGCTTGAGAAAATTACATGATGGACACTTTTTCGGTAACTTCTCAACTTTATCCTTCTTTTTTTTACCAGCTTCACCTTTTTTGCCACTATCCAAGACGTAAAATTCTGATTCTATATCATCCGGCCAGCCCAATCTTTCAATTGAAGATCCATGGTCAAGGACAATACATTTATCAATACCATCAAACTTCCTGAGCCCACGGCCAGCCGCTTGGCATAACTTCATCTTTGATTTAGTTGCTGTCGCCAGGACTACGCAAGACACCTCTGGGACATCAAACCCCGCCACGAGCATCTCCGCTGATATGATAACCTGATATTTGCCGTTCTTGAAATCATCAATGATCTGATTTGCACCTTCTTGATCGGCTGTGTTTTCCTTGGGTTGGTATCCGTTCACCTCCCTGGCCTTAATCCCTCTCCGCTGGAATTCCTGTTCTAACGACCTGCCATGAGCGACGCCCGAAGAAAAAACCATAGTCTTGCGGTCGCTGGCATGCTTCATCCATGTGTCAATAATATCAGCAGTCAGTTTCGGTTTGTCTGCTGCTTTCTCCAAGTCGTCTTTTTTATAATCTCCGGCGACTGTCTTTACGCCATCAAGATTAATCGTGTCGGGACCATAAACCTCATATGACTTCAACGTTCCTTCTGAAATCAATTGTTTCATCGTTACAGGGTGACACAAGGCAGTATAGTATTTTCCCAAGCCCTTGGCATACGGTGAAGCACTCAAGCCTATAAAATACGCATCTTTTTGAGATAATAATAAGTTGATGTGGCCCTTGAACTGGCAATGGCATTCGTCTATGATATAGATATCGAATTCATCTTTTTTCCGTCTTATCAAGGTTTGGATAGAAGCGACTTGGACATATCTATCAGGATAGAATTCTGGATGGTCTCCCTGCAAAACGCTGTGCATTATTCCATATCGGTGGAGTCGTTCAGACGTTTGGTGGACAAGGTTTATTCGATGGCATACAAAGCAAACTCGGTGCCCTTTATCTGTCGCGTTCTTGATAATTTGGACTGCTATCTCTGTTTTCCCTGTGCCTGTACAGGCCATAAGAATAGTTCTTTTGTGTTCGCGCATTGTGATACGAAGTTCTGATAGAATTTTTTCCTGGACAGGCCAAAGCTTTAAACTTTCTGCTGGTAGGTTTAAAAACATGGTTACCGTCCCAACATCTGTTGAACATATTGGAAAGCAGGGCTTAATGAATCACAGCCAGACCAATTTAGACATTGCTCTGCGGCTAACCTTGCGCATACTGCGTCATCGAAGGAATTATAATTTCCAAGGGTTATTATTTTATAATTCGATCTTATTCGAGCATGCCATTTCCCAGTACTAAGCAAGCTGACACCTGTCACACCACTTTTGTTGTTCTTCCCTATACCGCAATTCCTTGCGTTACGTTGATCTGAAACCAACCTCAAGTTTACATAGCGATTATCAGACCTTTTCCTATTTATATGATCAACTTTAATATTTTTAGGTGTAAACCCATCAACGTAAAAAAAAACAAGTCTATGGGCATACTTATTGACACCATCTATCCCAATCATAATATAGCCAGATACTTTATTCTTTGTTCCAGCTATCTCGCCTTTTTTATGGCAACCATAAGACCCGGTCGCAATCCTTCTCGTAAAAAGGCCAGTCTCCGGACAATAATGCAATACTTCTTTTAAACGCGTTTGAGTAAGCTTTGGAATGATAAAAGTCTCCTATAACTTTTTCCTGATATGGTGAGTGTGGGAACTCCGGTCAGGATTCCGGGGATTCGGCCGCTAAACCTATCCCACAAAGAGAATAATACCAAATCTAAACAATCGAGTCAAGCGTAACGTCTCAAAGATTTAATAACAGCCTGAATTTCGCTTTCACGAAGCGGGGGCGCACAAGCCTGGCCTTCCTTATGCAGTTCGATTTCAATTTCATTCCATTGCAGGCCCCTGGAGATCATGCCACCTGCTCTCTTCGCTAAATGGCAATTGCGATTGCCGGAAGAGGCTCCATAAACTCCAGTGAATTCGCCATGAGAATCCCATTCTTTTGGCTTTTGATATTTTTCTGCGGACCACATTTCAGCTTTTGCAGGAGGGAAAAGCTCCGTCAGTCTCCCGAACGAATAAACCTCGCCTGAATAGTGAATTATCCGAGTTAGAAACGGGGCTGCTTTATGGTGACAAAAACCCGGGACTCTCATAATCCTGGGCAGATCCTTAACTTTGGGATCAGAGCTAAACGTTGCTGCAATGGCTTCTTGAAGTTGAGTAAAGCCCTCAAGCGGGAAATCATCATCAACCAGAAAAAACGCGTGGTACTTTCCAGGCGATGTCTCCACCACCATGCTCGGTTCATAATCCCAAACAGGCGAAAGCGGTGCCCCGTCGAAATCAGAGAAGCATGCCCTTACTTGAGTGATGTTCTCCAGTTTGCGCCCATGGCCATCAGTCTCGTTGATTGTCATGTAAACCCCAGCACCATTCCGGTTTAAATTTTCAAGCGTTTTCTTGGTTCCCAGGCCGAGCCCGGCTTTGTCGTGTATGATCCGGATAAGGGTTTTTAATTTCCGATCTGCATTGTCATCGAACGTCTGATATGTCTTGAACCCCGGGAATGCATCAAGAAACACACGCCTGTCATCTGCTATTTTATCGCTAAGGTCCTGACCTAAAAGGAATTTTTCCGTGATCCGCATGGATTCCACCATGGCTTTTAATATCGGCATTTTTGCAATTCGTTCGTGGCGAGGTCTGGCTGCCTCCCCACCATCGATGTAATTCGACAAGGTAGATGCCTGATCGAACGTCTTGAGGTATTCAATGATTGACTTCTTATGTTTTTGGATCTTGCCCCATACTGCTTTTTTATCGCTTGTGCTGTCTGTTGTGGCCTCATACGCCAGTTCGCCTTTCACTATTGTTACGTTCACGCTTGGGAATTGTAGCATTGTGGGTCCTCTCTTTTGCCGCTCTCGTTAGTTTCTTGTTGCATTCCGTGGCCTTTTGGCGGTTGGTTGATATGGTCGTATTGGTTGTGTGTTAAAAGGCTGTGCATGGCTGTTTTAAAACAGTGAATAACTGTCATCGACTGCCTTAGGGGTGTCATGCGTAGGGCTATTCACCAATTCTTCGAGATCGAGATCGAGATCCTCAGCCGGAGCGTAGAACTTCCTTTGTCTCGGGTCATAGACAGACGCCAAGTACGACTCAAGCCTGGCGTAAATTGCAGTATTCGCGTTTGCTATCTCATCGGGGGTCATGCTCTTTGATCTCCTTGGTTTGTGGTTTGTTCGTATCTTGCCATCAGGTCCTCGGCCTCCTGATCATAGTTTCTTGATTCCTCGTGTCTGGTTATAAGGCCAACAAATGATTTTGCCTCAGGGGCGCAATTGCCATGATCAGCCGTCGCTACCCCTGCGCCTGTGTATATATTATTATTATCTTTCTCAGGCTGCTTACCATGGTGCATATTTTCTTCTTTAACTAATGGCGGGGTAATTGCAGTTTTTTCTGCGGGGTAATTGTCTTTTTCTATTCCGCCTAAACTATTGTTATAATTGGGGATATCGCCATCATCTGCGGGGTAATTGTCTTTTTCTATACATGTAACTGCCCGATATTTATGGTGATCTGGAAGTGCGTACTTTGCGCCTCGCGGCTTCTGCGTGGAAATTAGAAGGCTTGCTTTTTTTAGCGTTCGAATAAGCGTTTTAAGCCTTTTGTCGGTGAAATATTCACGATCTCTTGCGCATGCACCTGGCCCGGCCATGGCATCGACCATCTCTGGTATTGATATGTAAATTTCGCCTGGATGAACGATGAATGATTTTCCCTTTATATTGTATTCCCTTTCGCTAAACTCTGCCTCGCTATAGAGATACCAATACAAAGCCTTTGCATGCGCAGGTAATGGCGCTAATTTAACCATTATAGACCTATCGACATTGAAATTGCCGTTTTCTTTTCTCATTGGATTAATCTCAGGTAGATACCGCACCGTTTTCCCATTTATCTATTCTTCCGTTTGAATAGCTTTGACATGTTTGTTTACAGTAACCCAACTAAAACCCAAAGCCCTTGCACATTCAGCTTTAGTCTCTCCTGGATTCGCAAGAAACCATGCCTTTACTTCGGCTTTGTTTTTTGCGCCTTCTTTCTTCGGACCTACTCCGTACTCCACAGCTACATTGATCATATATGAGCCCTTTCTTTTATACTTGCGTTAAGCCTTGCCTTTATACACCACGCCCAAAAAAAATGTCAAGGAAAAAGGCCAGAGCTTCCCCCAACCTTAAATATCAAGCCCGAATGTGGAGATGGTCCGGGTATACCCACGCCGTACACCAACTTTGTCAAACGACAAAAGGCGCTCTGCGTCTGAAGCTTTGACCTTGGGTGCATCCCCCTGGGTAAGGAGGACCAGGTACCGGCCTGTCTGCATAAACCTATCTGCTGACGTGATATTGTAGGTGTTCTTTTTGATCGTTATTTCCATTTCAATTCCCTCCTTGTTTGCTGACTGGTTTATATTCCAAAAAAGTAAACGCATTTGGGGGTTTAGTCTCTCCCAGTGTCACGCCACGGCAAGCGGTATCAAAATCCTTGTTAGTAAATTTTTTACATAATGTTTTGAACGTGGCTTCTTTTATGTTTTCGTGCACATTTGTCCTAAAAATTATATCCATTTCGACCATCTTTTTATCGAAAAAATCCCTATCCATGTTGCTCCAGACTTCCCTCATCAAGTGGATGTTTTAAATATGTTTTGTCTTTATCTTTGCGATAGTCAGGGCACCCATAGCACGGCAAAAACTTAGCCGATGGCTTATCTCTTAAGGTTTTTGTCATACAACCGTTACGATACAAGCAGTCCCATCGATTTTCTGCCGCCTTGGCTCTGCCAGTTTTTTTGCAAAAACCACAGAATGCAGTTGCATGTTGTTTGGTATTTAGGTGAATTATTTCGCTACAATCGATAGATGCGCATTCTTTTTCGATGTGATCAACCTTGTTGTCGTTATGGTGTGGGCACGATAAGGTCCGATGCTTTTTAGATGTAATTAATAATTCTTCCCTGGTCAATCTACACCCACAGTGTTCCATCACAAAAACGCAGTTTGCTTTCATGTTGTTCTCTCCGGGTTACTATGTTCCCGAAATTCGTTTCGGGAACATAGTTGAAAGGGTTGTCACAAAGGCACACCAGCGGTTACGACGCCATCAATGGCCTTGTTGTAAACAGCCGATATATGAATATTTCGGAATGGCACGATGCCTTGTATAGTCTCCCCGCAATCCTGCCATAGAAAGCACTGTCTATGCTTAAGAGATAAGCGGATGGTGTCAATCTCTTTCAGCGTCGGCACCTTGCCGTATCTTTTAAGCAGCCGGTTTCGGAAGTGTGCTTTTGCTGCTTGCTTATGTTTCATGCTCCCTCCTTGTAGTATTCTGTTATTTTCCAGACAACTGTTTTAGTTTTTCACCTGCCACAACCTGCAGCTTTGACAAAGTCAAAATGCATGGCTTGAGGTCATCGTGGCTACGCTTATAGCCGTTTTGGTTTAGCTTTAGCATTTCTGCCCTTGATATGAGCATTAGGTTGCCAGGGTCGCAATTTAAGGGATCTCCGTTTTTTAAAGAGACCATTTTCCCTTCCGGTATCGGGCCGTGCGCTTGCTCATACACCCACCGGTGTTTTAGGACATATCTTGTTTTTGATCCTCTGTGTGGGTCAGGCACTGGCACCTTGATCTCGATATAGCCGTCCTTTGATATCCGCTCAGACCACAACGGCTTCACGCTCGCCGGGATATGGCCTTTCTTAAAACTGTTTGGGTTGGGCGGTAGAAGGCCTGTTGTCTCCTTGTTCCATGGACGCTGACCTTTTAAAAATTGGCCTGTCCTACCTGACTTTATCCCATGATTGTAGCAGTAGGATTTGATTTGACTTTCTTTTAATTCAAGCCCGAATTTTTCATTTAAAGCAATAACCAATTCAGGTGTTTTTAGTCTCTGGTATCCTTTTTTAACAAAATCGGACTGTTCTGAAGTTAAGAGATTGTTTGTTGATCTTCTAAACCGATTTGCGCCGGTCCTGCCGCATGAATACCCATTTTTAAAAAGGAAAGAGGCAGTCGCATTCTCCGATTTCTCCGTGCCGAATTCTGCATTGAAAGCCTTTGTTAAATCCAGGGTATTTTGTGACAAATACCCGGTCTTTAAAAACTCTCTTTGCTCGGCTGTATATCTTTTACTCATCAATCAAGGTCTTCGGCTTTTTCGATGCCGAGCATTTTTGGGGCTGAATTTACAAGGCCGTTGTTGATTGCTTGGCTGGCCTTGAGCGCCAAGGACGCATTGTTAATAATCTGTACGGAGATGGAACACATAGCGTTTGTGCGCCCTATCTCTTCACCCAATGCGTCGCCCTGCAATTCGTCGTCATTTAACTTCTCAAGCTGTTCAAAAAGATGGTCGTTTAAATTGATCAGTTTGTTTTTTGCTCCCATTTTGCGCTTCTCCCTATATTTTATAGTTGTTTGCGATTCCGTTTATCTTCGCGTTGTTGCCATTCACGGCGGGCAGAACAATCACCTTTGCAGATGATTATCGGCCCAGGCCCAGGCTTTGTATGAAAATAAACCCTACCGTAACAGCGCTCTGTCTGTTTATCACGGCAGGGGCAATAATTATCAAATTTTTTATCCTTAATTTTATCCCGCCCCATCCACTCCCGGTCTTTCATCATGTTTGTTTATCCAGGTTCTTTTTGGCTTTAGCCATAGCGATCATTAAATTGACAAGGTTAGTTAACTGGTTTTCATACCGGTCAGCCCGTTTGTGGCCCGACGCACGGGACTCATGCCCGGCCATCGCCTTGCCGACGCAGTTGCTTTTGTCCTCGTATTTCATGCCAACCCCCTCCATTCCAGGTCTTTCATGGTGATGTTTACGGGGGTTAATCTTCCGCAGTGCTTGCACTTTGTTCTTATTTTTCCCCTCACTGCCGTTTCGATGTTACACAGCCTTACATATTGCTGGTGTATCTTGTTGAGTAGAGTGCCTTCGTTGTCAGCCATTCTTGACAAAACCCACATAGGGTCAAGCTGTCTCCCGCAGTCCTTGCAGATAACCATTGCAGCCCCCTCGTTAATCTCCATCCGGAGGTGCTTACATCCCCGGAATTCTATCCGCTTTTTATCGAGTGATATCAAGTTGGTTCTATTTATCTCTAATATGTCCAATATTTTATCTTTAATTATCATTCAACATCCTTTACTTTTGTGACACGATTTCCCTTTTTTGAGATGCAGTTCTTTATTCCCGACATTACTTGATAACCTCCATAATACATTTAAAAACCTCTGCTAATGACCAGCTAAGGCAAAGCAGAAAACAAACAAAGTTAACTTTTGATCTATTGATCACTGCAAAAAATAAATTGACAGGTATCATTGCCAATATAATCCAGCTCAGGACCATCACAATTTCCTCCCGCAATTATAGCAATAGTTGTGGTGTTTCATTCCACCGACGATAATCTTGCAATATTCACATGTTTTTTTATTCTCCAAGGCCTTTACCAGGTCAGTTGCGAAAGAACTCGGCAACCACCTGTCAATATAAACATTGTATATAGGCCCGACTAATTCTCTTAAGTATTCCTTAGCACTAACTGTTTCCATCGGAGTTGGTTCCGGTTGGTCCTGTTTTTGCTTTTTCATTTTACAGCCTCCCCGTTTATGGATTCGATCTGGCATTGATGTATTGATGCGGTTGAACCGTTCTTATATGGCTCGAGTTTTTTAGTTAATTCGCCCCCCCCCCGTAGATACACATCGGTATCTCGTTATAAATATAATACCCAACAGATATTTTTCCGACCGCGAGAGTCGTTGTCCCGTCGGAGACAACGTCACCGATCTTTATGTCATTGTTAGACACAGCATGCTTTACAGCTAACTCATCAAGTTCTTTTTTGTGCTGAGACTTTAACTCATCCCGCGTTCTTTTGTAGTCTTCGTTATTCATCACGCCTCCTTTTTAGGGGAAAATTGTTTATTCAGCAAAATGTTTAATAAAAAGTTCTTCTATTTTTCCCCATGTATTCATTCTGGCAGCCTCAGCAGCCTCAGCAGCCTCAGCAGCCTCAGCAGCCTCAGCAGCCTCAGCAGCAGCATAAGCAGCCTCAGCAGCAGCCGCATAAGTAGCTTCAGCAGCAGCCTCAGCAGCAGCTTCAGCAGCAGCCTCAGCAGCCGCATAAGCAGCCTCAGCAGCAGCTTCAGCAGCAGCCTCAGCTTTTTGTAATTCTTCTCTTGAACACAAGCCAACTCGATATTTTCTGATCATAGAAATGCAGCGCTGGACTCTTCTGTCGCTGGGATATTTTTTTGTATAAATTGGTTCTGCAATATCTGCAATATCTGCGAGGAACAGGCAGATATCTTTATATGCCTGTTTCCCTAACGCCCATAAGCAATCTTCGATCCCGGCTGTTTTTAATCCATCTGCAATGGAAAACTTTTGATTTTCATCAAAAATATTCATGTTAGACATAAATTCTATCCATTCGTTTTCTGAATAACATGCGCCATTCTTTTTTAGCTCTTTTATTGTTGTATAAAGTTTCATCACGCCTCCTTTTTACTGGGGTCTAAAACCCAGTTGTTTTCTTCAAAAAAAGTATCAAGCGGCTCCGTGGCTCCGTTCAAGTGCCAATTTACTTCAAGGCCTTGCCCGTAAAGGGTGGCCCAAATATCTGTAACAATTCGTTCGGCATTCTTTTTTTGGCTCGCTTGTGCTTTTGCTTTTTTAATTAGATTTTTTTTTGCTCTTTCAAGCACCGTACGCTCATTAAACGCCCTTAGTCTCATGTCATCATATTTAAGAATTTTTTCATACTCCCAATAAGGGTATATTGGACCATCATATTGCTGTATAAGCCCGTATAGCCGGTTCCTGTCCGCGTGTACACCAGAGAAAACATAACAACACTTTAGTTTTTCAGTCGTTGATGCTGCCGTTTGCGTAAGTACTATTCCAAGTCTCTTTGATAAAAGGCCGTATCCTCCATCCCACCATTGCCCATTACATTTTATGGTTTTTCCGTTGTGTAGATTTATCTTAAATTTCTGACCACCAAATGCTTGGAATGTTTTTGAGGGTTTATTATGATAATAACAAACGTAAAGAAGTTCATTTGTACCATAGATAAGCCCGTCAACCTGCTTGTATTTAAAAGGTGGTATCATATCAAAAACGGGAACTGGCTTACCGTTCATTTTTACTAATGCTGTGATTTTCATTTTGGTCTCCTATTATTTTACTTTTTTGCCGTTAACCGAGCCGCACAAGCTGTTGCCGCCGTCAGGCTTGGTTTAATATTGATTAAACCCTGCCTGTTCGGCGTCGTTCCAGTGCCAGACAGGGTGAAGATATCCGGCCACTCTGGAATAAACATCACACGCCCGGCCAAAGTTTTTATCCGTTTCCCAGCACTCCGGGCACTTGAATAGATATTCCTCATCGCGTACACCGATGGCCCCGTTTTTGATTTCGACCTGGTCAAGACCAACCCCTTCCAGATTCATGATGAAATCTTCACCACAATCCATGCAAGTTACTTCTATTTTCGCATGCTGATTTTCGCCTATGTTTTTTGATATTACTTTCATTTTACTGGCTCCCCGTTTATTGTTTTTACAGATGATTGTGGAATTCTGCCACGAAATCCGCTTTTGTAAGGTTTGAGCTTTTTAGTTACTTTCGGTCCGTAATATACACATTCTGGCAAGTTTGTATAATAATCAATTGAAGTACGGATATCTTTGACTAATATGGTAAAAAACCAACCAGCGACTATATCACCTACCTTGATTTTATTGTTTGCCTTGGCATATTCTATGCTAAGAGCTTCTAATTTTGATCCAGCTTCTTTCTCTATGCCAGCTTTTCTTTTTTTGTATTCTGTTTTATCCATTTAAGCCTCCTTGTTAGTCGGGTCACAAAGAATCGACTTTGGAACGCCAAGAGCCATCAATTTCTTGAAAGCTGTCGGGTTAATCGGCCTCTTCCCAGTGTTCCAGCTAGACATGGTTTGTACCGAAACGCCAAGGGCTTTAGCCGCTTCACCTAATGACATCATTGCTTCTTCCCTAAGTGATTTTTTAAGGGCTGTTTCCATATTAATAATCCTTTTTAAATTAAAACCTAATTAAATATAAGCTGGCTAAAACTTAAAGTCAACTTAAAATAAATTTAAAAATAATACTTGACATTTTGTGCCTGCCGGCATATGTTTGGGACGTGATTAATTTTAATTAAAGGGGGGAAGTATATGGATTGTTCGTGTGAAATAGATATTGACCATGACGGTGGGCCAGATGTCTATACTGAAAAAATAGTTACGGCCAGGAAAAAGCACATTTGTTGCGAGTGTCGCAGGGATATTCCGCCAGGCGAAGAATATGAAAATGTAACTGGCTGTTGGGACGGATCGTGGTCAACTTATAAAACATGCATTGATTGTAAAAGCATGCGCGATACATTCTTTAATGCCTGGCATTACACAGCAATTTGGGAGACCTTCCGGGATGAATTTGGATATTATGACTCTATAATACCTGAATCATGCATTTCTGAACTAACCCCCCATGCAAGGGCCAAGGTGTGTGAATTTATTGAATCCGGATGGGAAGATTAACTACAACCAAAGGCAAAGGTAAACGAGTTACATTGTGATATTTAAAAACGATAAACAAAGGAGGCATGATGAAAAAAGTAAAGGCCCATTACCGTAAAGTATTTAAGAGCGACCATTTAGGCGTCGCAGACCTTGAGGATTTGGTCGAGACTGGAAGCCAGCTTATTTTTACCATAGATCATGTCAATCAAGAGTTCGACGTCGCTGTTGCCGGTAGAAAAGGCAATCATAACATAGCATATTTTAAAGAGGATATAAAACCTCTTGTCCTGAACGCTACAAACTCCAAGGTTGTTAAGTCTCTGATAGGCGGGAGCCCGTTCGTAGAAGAATGGAATAATCTATCTGTTCAGCTTTACATTGACGCCAATGTAAAGCTGAAGGGCGATGTCGTTGGTGGCGTTAGGATAAGCCCAAAACCGCCACGGATTGAAAAATTACCGTTGATGCCAAGCACTGCCGCCTGGAAGAATGCTATCGCAGCATATAAACGGGATGGTAACCTAAACGCAGTTAAGAAAAGGATGTCTATCACGAAAGAAAATGAATCCGCACTGATAGCGGAGGCCAAAAATGTGGATTGATATCCAACAAAACACAGACGAGTGGCTGGATTTAAGAGCCGGTAAAGTAACCGGATCGGCAATATCTAAAATTATGGCTAATTATGGCAAAGCATTTGGGGGGCCTGCAAAAAACCTTGCCGTGAATTTAGCGGTAGAGCGTAGCACTGGAAAGAGAGTTGAAACCGATAATTTTAAAAATGCTCACATGGAGAGAGGGCACCAGCAAGAGCCGGTTGCAAGAATGCTATACGAAGATTTATTGTTTGTGGATGTCACAAATGGCGGTTTCCATGACAACAAAACAACAGGATGCTCTCTGGACGGGATCGTATCACCAAACGGCGCAGTTGAAATAAAATCTGTTATACCCACTACGCACTATGCAACAGTTGAGCGTGGTGGGTACGACCCAGCATATAAATGGCAATACATTTTCAATATGCGAGAGTCTGGGTGTGATTGGCTTGATTTTATTTCTTACTGTTCTGCATATCCTGATGAAAATCAACTCTATGTTTACAGGATAACAAAGCAGGCTGTTTCCGATGAATTGCAGCAAATAGAAATTAGACTTGAACAATTCGAGGATCTTATTGCAGAAAAAATGACAAAAATAAAGCCTGGATCGTACGAAATTTTTAAAAGAACAATTTGTCCCCTTCACCAAACCGAAGCCTGGAAAAAGTACGCAGAAGCCCGGGAGTTTGACCCGGTTCTTGCCGCAACCATGCCTGAGCCTACGACCGAAAAACAGTGCGAGGAGGCAGCCAAGGCTATCGGCGCAAATGTTGATAATGGGGCTTGATGGGCTAAATAACACCTGGAAGGAATAAATATGCCACTTTTTAAATGTGAAAAATGCGGTTGCTTAGAAAATACAGCCACAGGGAATTATTGGATCCGTGTCAACCGAAACGGAGAATGTCCTCTATGCTCTGAATGCGCCTGGGGTAAATGGCATGGAGAATTTAAAAAACAAACACCTGAACAGGCCGGATATGTCGAATTACAAGACGGCTTTTATGGGCCAGCAGATGGATCTTATGGTGCAGTTAAACAATTAATTTAACCGGCAGGCCGTATTAAAGTAATTGCGCGGTTGGGGCACCATTTGCCGGTTTTTTTTTGACCGGACGCGCTTATAATCATCAAGGAGTATAGACCATGAACGATTTAGCAATACCATCAAATCGGCTTGCTATTTACGACATCCAGAAATCAGTTTTATCAGAATTTCGTGAGGCCGAAAAACTTAAATGTGAAGACGCCGGCAGCCGGAAAATCCTTGGAAAGTTCCGGGCAGATGCAAAATCAATAAGGGCAAAGATTAGTAAAGCAAGGTTAGCAAAAAATCGTGAGCAGACAACATTGAACAACGATGCGGCAAAAGCTATTAACGGTCAATTGTCAGCCAGCATTGAAGCATATGACGTTAAAATAAAAGACTATGATCAAATCGCCATTAACGAGGCAAACGAAAGAAAACGGATAAAAGATGAGCGAGTGAAAGCCATATCTGATCAAATTGAAAGCTTGACTAAACTTTGTTCAACCCCTCTTGAATATAATGTCTCTTCAGAAAATATAAAGTTCCGGATTAGCATGATCGGAAAATTTGAAGTCGATGAAGAGACCTTTCACGAAGACTTTATCAAAGCAGAAATTTTGAAAACTTATGGGCTTTCCCAGGCAGGAGCCGCACTCTTGCACAGAAACAAATGGGAAGCAGATCAGGAAGAAAACGAACGCATCCGGATTGATAACGAAAAGCGCAAAGCGGCCCTGGATCAAATTGAAAAAGAACGTGAAGACAAGGCCACGAAAGAATTGGAATCGGCTGCCGCAGCAAAGATGAAGGCCGACAAAGAAGCCGAAGAACTCAAGGCAAGGGAGGCAGCGGTAAAGGCCAAGGAGGATGAACTTAAGCGCAAAGAAGAACAGGCCGCCCTTGATAAAAGAATCGCATGGGCCCATGATATGTTTGATGACAAAAAGCTGCAGCTCCATGGCGATGCCGTATCCGAAAACGCCACATTCGATGATGCGGAAGCATGGGCAATAGAGATTGACGCGGGGATTGAAAAGGAAAAGCTTAAGGCCGATGCCGAACGCGCCAAGGTTGTGACAAAGGATAAAAAGATTATCCAATATGCGGTTGAACAAATTGACGGCATGTTGTCCAAAATTGATCGGCTAGAATGCAATACTGAAGAAGCAGATGCGGTCCTGCTCAAACTGCATGAATCGATAAACATCGCCCTGGATACAGCTAAAAAAACCGGAATCAACCTATCTTAACCCCAACGCCCCGGGCAAGGCACTAAACTGCCCGGAGGAAAAATGAAACGAGAATTGAACTGCAAAATGCTGGCTGATTTCACAGGGCGTAAGCCGGCGTCAATCAAAAATATTGCGCATCAGATCCCAGGCGCGGACAAAAGTCTTGGAATTTGGACCTTCCCTAAATCGGCGATTGCGTGGGTGTTGGCGCGTAAGCCTGGGCCGAAGGGTGGGGAAAAATGAAATTGCTATGCATCGATCCAGGCACAACAACGTCAGGAGTAGTGATTTTTGACGGAAAAACAGTCAATAGGGCATGGCCTGCAATAGAGAATCAATACGTTTTTGATATCATTGAAAGCTCCCCTGTACATCACATAGCGATAGAGATGGTGGGTTGTTACGGCATGCCGGTAGGGGCAGAAATCTTTGAAACGTGCGTATGGATAGGGCGGTTTATTGAGCGTTTCCCCGGGGGGTATGACTTGATATATCGTACGGATGTAAAATTGACGCTCTGTAATTCCATGAGAGCCAAAGACGCTAACATCAGACAAGCTATTCTTGACAGGTTTCCGGCGACAGGTGGTGGTAAAACTCCGCAGATTGGGACAAAAAAACAACCGGGGTCTCTTTACGGCGTAAAAAAACATGCATGGTCGGCGCTGGCTGTCGGTATCACATGGTTCGAAAAAACAACATTGAGGAGATAAAAATGCCAAAATTTAACTGGGAATTTAAGATCGGAGACGAAGAGAAAGTCAACGAGTTTATCAACAGATATAAAGTGTCGTGCTGGCGTAACAACGCGGACATGTACCAGTTAGATGATTTTATCAAAATGGACATTGCCGCAGCACATCTTAACGGTTCGCCATTAGATTTTGACTTGTTGTGTAAAACTTCGGACGCAGAGCTCAGCAGAATCGTGATAACATTAAACCGTTCCGTTGACCGGCGTAACGGAGGTTTGCCGGATGAGTGCTTGAAGGAATATAGGGTTGTTGGTAATACTGTTTGTTTGCCGTCATGGTATCGTGACAATAAAAAAGAGGAGGTTTAACGATGAATAATTACACAGGCGAGTATATTTGCCCGAACTGCGGGGCGTCAATTTATATCGGCGGTTCTTAAGAACTTTAATCTGGTTCTTGCGGTTTCTTTCGCTCTACTTTTTAATGAGTTGTCCAA